GCCCGGCCCTACATGGGACCGGCCTTCGAGAAAGAAAAACCCCAACTGCCCGCCATGTGGCGAGGCAGCGTTCGATAAGGAGATCGACCCATGGCACAAGAGTTCCTGTTGGGCATGAACGCCAAGATTTACCAGGGGCCGGCGGGATCGGAGCTGTCCTCGCTGACCGAGATGGGCAACGTCAAGGATGTGACGCTCACGCTGGAAGCCGGTGAGGCGGATGTGACTACCCGCGCCAACCAGGGCTGGCGGGCGACCGCCCCGACCCTGCGCGAATGCACCGCCGAGTTCGAGATGCTCTGGAAGCCGGGCGATGCCGGCTTCGAGGCGATCAAGAACGCATTTCTGACCGCCGGCACGATCCGCCTGGCGGTGCTCACCGGTGATCGCACCGCATCGGGCACCGAGGGACCGCTGGGCGACTTTTCCATCACCAACTTCAGCCGCAACGAGCCGCTGGAGGAGGGTGTGACGGTGAGCGTGACGGCCAAGCTGGCGGTCTTCGATGAATGGGTGGAGGTGGCCTGATGAAGACGTTCACGGATGCAGCGGGTCGGACCTGGACCATCACACTCAACCTGGGCACGGCCATGAAGGTCAAGGCCAAGCTCGACATCGATCTGCTCCAACCCGAAGCGGGTGAACCGCCGCTCCTGACCCGACTCGGAACTGACGAAATGCTCCTGGGCGAGGTGCTCTGCGCCATGCTCGAGGGGCAGTTCGAGACGCACAAGGTCAGCGAGGAGGACGTGCGGGCGGCGTTCGATGGTCAGACGCTGCTGGCAGCGCAGAAGGCCTTCTACGAGGAGCTGATCGGATTTTTCCGGTCGCGCGGCCGCAACGACCGGGCCAAGGCGGTCGCCAAGCAGATGGCCATGATCGAGGCGGCGGTGACGGCGGTGGAGACACGGATCGACGCTCTGGACATCGAGGCAACGATCAGCAGCGCCCTGACCCCTGGGCCGATGTCTGGCGCATCGCCGGGTCCATCGGCATCGATCCCCGGCCACTGACGTTGCGGCAGCTGCTGTGGATGGCTGAGGGCCTGGGGCGCGAGCGCTGGTCGCACACGTCGCTGATCTGCGCCCTGATCGCCAACGCCAACCGCGACCCCAAGCGGCATCGGCCCTTCAAACCCACGGACTTTGACCCCTACGCGAAGCAGGATCGGCGGTTACGGATGGCCGCCGACAAACAGTCGCTGGCAATTCTCAAAGAGGCCCTCGAGGCCCGGAAAGGCACCTGAACATGGACGGCAATACGATCCTGAACGGAATCTGGACGTTCCTCAACTCCGCTCCTGGCCTGGCGCTCATTTGGGCCGGCACGGTGGGCTTGTTTCTCTTCCTGGCCAGCAAGTTCAACCCGCTGCAGGAGAAGTGGAAGCAGTACGAGGGCAGTATCATCACCGGCATCAAGCTGGCCGAGAAGCAGATCCCCGACGACACGCCCAACGCCGGTCTGGCCAAGCTCGACGCGGCCCTGCGGTTCGTGATTGCCGCCTACGCCGAGGCCAACAACGGCAAGCAGCCTTCGGCCGCCCTGATCGAGCAGATCAAGCAGGGCATCCAGATCAAGCATGATGAACTGGATCGCTACGGCGGCCTCTCCAAGCCCAAGGAGGCGGCGTGATGAAGTGGCTGATCGCCGTGCTGACCGCCTTCTTCCAGGCTCTTCTGCCGTGGGTCGCCCAGCAGTCGCGGCCCACGGCCCAAGACGCCGCCCCGGACCAACAGACCAGGGACAAGCTACGTGCTAAGGTTCGCAAGCACTTTCCTGTAGTCGCCTTCGTGCTGCCGATCCTGCTGATCACCGGGTGCGGCGTGCGCACGGTCTATGTGCCGCACGGCACGCCCGTACGTCTGCGGGAAACCATTAAGGACGCCAAGGTCTGGGTGAAGGATGCGGATGGTCAGGTCATTGCCGGGGAAATGAACCTACCGGAGGGCTGGTATTGCTTGCCGGTAGATGACGAGGAGTAGCGCACGTGGCAACCGCACAGGGCATTCGAGCCGGTCGCGCCTTTGTCGAGCTGTTCGCTGACGACTCCAGACTCGTGCGCGGTCTGCGCCGCGCGGAAAAGAAGCTCAAGGCTTTTGGCGATTCGATCCGCAACTTCGGATTGAAGATCGCCGGGGCCGTCAGCGCCGTGACCGCGCCGCTGGCAGCCTTGTCCATCAAGGCCGCTTCGGATGCCCAGGAGTCGCTCAGCCGCTTCGAGGCGGTCTTCAAGGACCAGGCCAAAGCGGCGGGTCAGTTCGCCGACGCCCTGGCCCACAGTGTCGGCCGGTCCAAGATCGAGATTCGCGATGCCCTGGCCACGTTCCAATCCTTCTTCGTGGGCCTGGGCTTTAGCGGTGAGGCAGCGCGGGACTTGAGCCAGACCATGCAGTCGTTGGCGTTGGACTTCGCCAGCTTCCACAACTTATCTGACGACGAGGCCATCGGGCGCTTCATCAGCGCGCTGTCCGGCTCGTCGGAAGTACTGGACCGCTTCGGCATCAACATCAAGCAGGCCGCCCTGGAGCAGGAACTTCTGGCCATGGGCGTGCGCAAGAGCTGGACGGAGGTGACCGAGCAGGAAAAGGCCCTGGCGCGGCTGAACATCATCGCCCGCGCCATGGGCGACCAGGGCGCGATCGGCGACGCGGTCAAGACGGCCGGCTCGTTCACCAACCAGATGAAACGCCTGCGCGGCCTATTGCGCGACACCTCCGTGTCCATCGGCCAGGCGCTCTTGCCGGTGGTCACGCCCTTGGTGCAGAAAGCCGCCGAGATGGTGCGCTGGCTGGGGGAGTGGATCAGCCGTAATCAACAATTGGTGGCCACGATGTTCAAGGTCGCCGCGGTCGTGATCGCCGGCGGACTGGCGCTGGCGGCGCTGGGCACGGTCATCAGCGGGCTGGGCAGCGCGCTTGGCGTGCTGGCGACCATCGTCACGAGCGTAGGCACGGTATTCAAGCTGCTGGGGGCGGTGATCGCCTTCGTGGTCTCGCCGATCGGCCTGGTCATCTCGGCCGTGGCCGCATTGGGCGCATACCTCATTCATGCGACGGGTGCCGGCGGCAAAGCCCTTACCTGGCTGGGCGAGAAGTTCAACGTGCTCAAGGACGATGCGCTGTCGGCCTACCACGGGATCGCCGACGCTCTGGCGGCCGGCGACATTGCGCTGGCAGTGAAGGTCCTGTGGCTGACTCTCAAGATGGAGTGGACCCGGGGCACCAACTTCCTCGAGAAAGCCTGGCTGAACTTCCGCAACTTCTTTATCAAGATCGGCTATGACGCCTGGCACGGCCTCTTGGCCATTGCAGAGATTGTCTGGCACGGCCTGGAGGTCGGCTGGATCGAGACCACCGCCTTCTTTTCCAAGCTCTGGACAGACTTCACCAGTTTCTTTGCCAGGACCTGGGAGAACATCAAGGCCGGGGCGCAGAAGGCGTGGAACTGGATCAAGAGCCTGTTCGATGACTCCATTGACCTGGAGGCCGAGAACAAGCTTGTCGAGCAAAAGAAGCAGGAAGCCATCGCGCGCATCGAGGATGAGCAGCAGCGCAAGCTCGCCCAGCGTGAAGCCCAGCGCGAAGCGGAACGTCGTCGAGCGGCGGCCATTCACGAAGCGACGCTGGCCGAGATCGGCCGCGAGAACCTCGCCAAGCACCGCGAACTGGATACCGAATATGCCCAGCGCATGGCCGAAAACGAGGCCGACCTGGCCAAGGCCCGGCAGGAGTGGCGCGAAGCCATTGAAGCCGCTCGCAAGAAGCGCGAGGCCAAGGAAGCCGAAGCCGCTCCGGAAGGCCTGGAAGGTCCCGATGACTTGATCAATAAGGCCCGCCAGGCGCTGGCCGGTCTGGGCGACCTGGTCCACCAGGAAGCGGAGAAGATCGGCGTGCGGGGCACGTTCAACGCCGCCGCTATCCAGGGTCTGGCCGCCGGGGACGCCGCCGATCGCACCGCCAAGGCGACCGAGGAGACGGCCAAGAACACCAAGAAGCTCCTGCAGGCTGCGCAAACCGGCGGTCTGACGTTCGCTTGATTACAGGAGGCCACGGATGGCCATCACCTGCACCGAAAACATTGACTCCCGCCAGATTACAGAAGGTCAGTCAGCGGAACTGATCTACACGATCACCGGCACTGCCGACGAGGCGGCCGCTATCGCCACGCTCAAGGCGACCGCACCGACGGTGCTGCACAACATGAAGCGCCAGCCGGTGAGTGTCGAGCCGGTCCACATCGACACCACCCATCCCGACACGTGCCTCTGGACCGGCACGGTCCACTATGCGCCTTTCGAGTACCCCGACCCGCCCCAGACTGGCGACTCATCTTTCGCCTTCGACACCGGCGGCGGCACGCAGCACATCACCCAGTCCTTGCAGACCGTCGGTCGCTACGCCGCCAGCGGCACCGCGCCGGACTTTGGCGGGGCCATCGGCGTCACGCACGACAACGTCGAGGGCGTCGACATCACCGTGCCGGTCTACAACTTCTCGGAGACGCACTACCTGCCGGCCAGCCAGGTGACCAATGCTTACAAGGGCACGCTCTTCCAGCTCACCGGCAAGGTCAATGACGCCCCGTTCCGGGGTCTGGCGGCCGGGGAATGCCTGTTCCTGGGGGCCTCCGGTTCGCGCCGCGGCACCGGCCCCGATGACGATTGGGAGATCACTTTCCGCTTCGCCGGTTCACCCAACCGCACGGGCATTTCCGTCGGTCCCATCACCGGCATCAGCAAGAAAGGCTGGGAGTACCTCTGGGTGCGCTATGCCGACGCGGAAGACACCGGCTCAAACACGCTGGTCAAACAGCCTGTCGCGGCCTACGTCGAGAAGGTCTATGAGGACGGCAACTTCGCGGCATTGGGGATCGGCACATGAGCAGCGCATTGAGAAAGGTCCGCTCCGGCGATCCGCTGGTCATCCCCGCAGCCGCCTACAACGCCTTCATCGATGCGGCGCTGGACTTTCGGCAGCGCACCGCCCACCTGGGCCAAGGGGCGCAACCCTCGTTCTCGCAGGCCAGCATCGTGCTGGTACGCAACGACAGTGGTTCGAATCAGAACCGCATGGCGGTCTTGGGCGTCGATGCCCCGATCATCGATCCATCCACCAACGAGGAAGAGTTCCGAAACCGCGTGGCCCTGGCCTGTGTTACGCCAGAGAAAGGAACACACGAGGGCCGGTTCGTCGTCCTGGCCGAACCCATCGCCAACGGCAAGATCGGACGCGCCTACGCCGCCGGGGTCTGCCCCGTGAAGATCGACGTACCCGACGAGGAGCACGAGTGGCGCTACGCCGAAATCGCCGACGGCATCACCGGCAACCTGAAGGTAAGCATGCAAGGCTCAGCCACCATCCTTTGGCGTGCCGGCGGCACCGGCGTGCAGTGGGCAGTCATTCGCCTGGGCCAGCCGGTGCCGATGCATGTCTTCCCGGTGGAACTGACCCAGGTCGGCGGCGAGCAAGGCGATGAGGAGAACCCCGCCTCGTGGACCTATGACGTGCTGGATATCACCACGGGTGAGACGCTCGCAAGCGTCGTAGACCCGGTCGCCTCTCCGCACAAGTGGCAGCGCCCCAGTGTGGGCCAGATGATCGCCGCGACGTTCGGCTATGCCCACTATCAGCCCAATGACGCCGGGGAGATGGAACTGGTGTTGAGCTGGATCAACGAGATGGTCGATCAGGAAGCCTGCCCGGACAGTGGAGGTGGATGATGGCCGGTGCGGGGATGGCGGTGGTTCTGGTGGGTGGCAAGCGCGGGCTGCGCCCCGGCGGCAAGGCCGCCGTATTCAACGCCGATGGCGAGTGCCCAGGGTGCTGTGAGTGCGAGCCGTTCGTCCTCGGATCGTTCACCACCAACCGCTACGACAACCCGTGCTGGGACCTGACACCGTATCAGGGGCCGGGCCAGGCCCCGCCCGGTTCGTACTGGCGGCTCATCGAGACGGGCTATTGCTACCCCTACGGCTATCCGTGGTACGGGGCTGGCTGTGTCAACAGTGAAGGCCGGCTAGTAGGCCTGCCGAGCCAGTTCTGCTCAAGCTACTACTACGACGGCTACATGGAACTCCAGATCGGCTGCTACGACCCGACCGACAATCTCATCCATTGGCCGGGGACCTGCCAGCCTCTCTCTGCGAGGTACTCATGCTGAACGAGCTTCACGAAACCGGTTTGATGACCCACATGCCGTTCCTGACGCCCGATGAGAACGGCAAGCCCGTGCTGCTGTTCTGCCA